CCGGCGGCGATTGCTGTGCAGGAGAAAACGGCTGGTATGGACGGAGAAGGCGAGCAGCCAACGGGCGAATTCGCAGGATTGTCTACCCAGCAATGGAACCGAAACAGAAAAGCAATCGCAAAAGTTTTGGAAGAACTGGCTCGTGGAGAATCGAGCGAACAAGCCGCGCGAGTGTATCTCGGCGGGATCGGACTCACGCAGCAGTCTGTTGACGCCTTAATCACGGACGCGATGGACGGCACTGTGGACACGCCAGAGGTTTTGAAGGATGTGCCGGAATCGAAAGGCAAGCCAGCGGCGAAGCGTAAACGAAAAGCCAAGGTAACAACATGACAAAGACAATTCGAATTGACGGAGTCATCGGAACCGGAGAGGGTGAAATCTCTGCGGCGATGGTCCGCGAGCAACTGCCAGAAAACGGCACGGAACCAATAGCTGTAAAAATTCACAGCGAGGGCGGATCGGTTTTCGAAGGCTTTGCAATCCACGACGCATTCGCTGCGTATCAAGGCCCGAAAGCACTGTCGATCGAATCGTCCGCGTTTTCAATCGCTTCCTTCATCGCATGTGCATTCGATGACGTGGAGATCAGCAGCAACGGGTACATGATGCTTCACAATCCCTACGCAGCGGTCGAAGGCGACGACGAAGACTTTGCCCGCCAATCCGAAATGCTTGGCAAGCTGAAAACGTCAATGGTCTCCGCTTACGCCAGCCGCAGCGGCAAGAGTGAGGACGAGATCAAGGCCATTCTGAAAAACGAAACATACTTGAACGCTCAGCAGTCAGTCGAAATGGGGCTGGCGAAACGAATCGCCGGTCAGCCGGTTATCGGGCGAGCGTTTGCGAAAGTTAAAACCATGCCGCACGGAGTTGTTGCTGCTCTATTCGGAGCAGGCTCGGACGGCGAGAACCGCGAGACAGAAGGAAAACCAATGTCTACCGCACCAGTCGCCGCCACGATTCAAGAGATCAAAGCGGCATACCCGAAGGCTAAGTCTGACTTCATCGTCAAGTGCCTTGAGCGATCGTTGCCGATGGCTTCCGTGGCTTCAGCAGCCGCTGAGGAGATGATGAGCGAGAACGAAGACCTGAAAAAGCAGGTTTCCGCAATGCAGGAAGAACTTGCTAAGTACAAAGCAATGGATGAAGAAAAAGCCAAAGCGATGGAAGGCGAAGACGACGAAGAAGAAAAGCCAGCAATGGCGATGGAAGACGAAGAGAAGAAAACCGAAGCCAAAGCAAAGTCAGGCGTCAAGCCAGTCGCTAAAGCTCGCACAAGTGGACCGTCTGCCAGTGTCCGCTGGAATCAGGCCGTCGATGCCGCAATGGCAAAGACCGGCAATAACAAGATGAAAGCGGTCGCACTCGTTAACCGCAACCATCCCGGACTTCGCGAAGCAATGGTGTCCGAAGTCAACGCACGCTGATCATCGCGTTTTGCGGTTCGTTTTTCATTTAATCAAACTCCAAAAGGGAGATCTACATGAGTCAGTATTTTGAAACACCAACGCGGCCAGATACTGCCGCTGGTGCAATCGCTCAGCACTTGCGAGTTAAAACCACTGGGGCTCTCGTTGTGGCGACTGCTACGGACGTGGAACTGGGAACGATGGAAACAGCATCCACGGCTGCTGGTCCAGCAACCGTGCGGCTTCGCAACGCTAATGGCACAGCAAAGATGGTCGCCAATGGGGCAATTACAGCAGGAGCCACGGTCTACGCAGCGGCAGGCGGCAAGATCGCAGCAAGCGGAACGATCGTCGTCGGTCAGGCACTTGAAGCCGCTACGGCAAATAATGATGTGATTGAAGTTCTGCGATATGCAGACGTTGGCGCATCATTCGGAACGCAGTCAGTGACTGCTGACGATTCCGATTCCGCATTGAATCAGATTCTGCCGGGCATTAACTCAGTCGTTGTTGCGGGTGTGACGAATGACACAAACGACTACGTCGTACTTCCAGCACTTGCCGACGTTCCGAATGGATTCCGAATCACGGTGATCAATTCTTCGGGTGGCAACTGCGAAGTGCGAACGCCGGCGACTAGTGCTGAGGAAATCAACTCTGAAGACTGTGATGGCACGAAGGAATACTTGCTTGCCAGCACTCAGATTCACTACTTCACCAAGATCAGTACGTCGGTCGGGTGGATGGGGAATGGATACACAGCAATCGGAGCCGTCGCCACAGCGATCGTTCCGGACTAATTGAAGCCCGATGCGTTCCCCGGTGGAGGTGGCCACCAAAGCCGGGGGACTTTACTATCTGTTTCATAAATCGCGTTGCATCGGGGAGAAAGAAATGCAATGCCATCGCCATCAAGTAGCTTGGCTACACAGCGGCCAGATTTGGCCACGTTCTTGGAATTTGATCTCGAGTCCGAAAGAGCTGGTTACATTGCAACGCAGGTTTTTCCTGTAATCAATGTGCAGAGTCAGGCCGGAAACTTTGGAAAGATTCCGCTGGAGCAACTGCTTCAGCAGCGTGACACGAAACGAGCACCAGGCAGCGGCTACGCTCGCGGCAACTGGACGTTTGAGCCAGCAGTCTACGCAACGGAAGAACACGGGGCGGAAGAGCCTGTGGATGACCGTGAATCGAAAATGTACTCCGAGTATTTTCAGGCGGAACAGATCAGCACAATGCGTGCCTTTTCTTCCGTGTTGCGAAATGCAGAGCAGCGAGTTGCGGATGCCGTGTTCAACGCGACGACGTGGAACGGTGCCAGCCTCACAACGGCCATCTCGAATGAATGGGACGTCAACCACACAACAAATGCCGTCCCGATTACAGATGTCGAAGCGGCTGTTCAAAAAGTGTACGACAACTCAGGATTGTGGCCGAACGCTCTAATCATCAATCGCAAGGTTTTTCGAAACTTGCGAAACCTTGATCAGATCATTGACCGCGTTGAATCTGCCGGTGCCGGAAATCCATCAAAGCCAAGCGACATCACTGTTCAGATGCTCGCTCAGGTATTTGACCTGGATTACGTCATCGTCGCCGGAACCAGCAAGAACAACGCCAAGGAAGGTCAAGCGGCTTCCCCGACTCAAATTTGGTCGAGCGAGTATGCGATGGTTTGTCGCGTTTCAACGAGTCCGGACATGCGAGACGCCTGCATCGGTCGCACGTTTCACTGGTCACAAGATGGATCTTCCATCGGTGGCACGGTCGAAAGCTATCGAGACGAGCGTGTACGTGGCGACGTGATCCGCGTTCGCCACGATGTGGACGAGGTCGTTTTGTATCCACAGGCTGGGCATCTGCTCAGCAACGTTACGACACTCTAAGGTTGATTGATGCCAACGACGTTCGACTCACACTTTGCAGCCGCAGGGTTCCCGATGTTGCTCGACAACTTCGGGGAGTCGGTTGTCTATTTTCCAAATGGCGGCGGGAGACGACCGATTCTCGCCATTATCGAGCGTAACCCGCCCGCCATTTTTGATGCCTCTGGTAACGCTGTTTTACCGACAGCAACGATTCGCGTTTACAACTCTTGCCGGTCTGGAATCGCATCCAGCGAAATCAACATCGGCAAAGATGAACTTGAGTTTGTGTTGAAGGTTGGACAGACACTTCCAAAACGGTTTTCTTTTATGACTCTGATGTCGCAAGACGCTGGGGTCTGTCAGTTTGCGGTGGTTTAATGACAGAGCCTGTCAATGAACGAATCGTAGCAAATGTCCGCAGCCGCATGGCTGTGGCGTTTTCTACAGCCGTTCGTTCGGCACAGATTGCGACGTGGCAGCCGAAGGACTTGGTTGTCGTGGTTTCGCATGGCGATCCTGTGCCAAATGCAGAGTTGAGCTATCCGGGGAATCCACCCGTAATCGCTTATGACATGCCGGTCATCGTTGCTGGAATTGTAAAGCCGTCCGACGACGACACTACGGCGATTGACACGTTTAAAAATCGCATGGGTGCGGACATCATCACAGCCGCAACAAATGCAGCGAACTGGCATCAATGGAGCGGGCTGGCAATCAACACAACGCTCGGGCCAATTGAATCTTACACGGAGGAAACTGGCGGGCGATGCGGAGTGATGGTGACGTTGCTTGTGACGTATCGAGTTCCCGAAAACGATCCGACGACGGTGTCAGCATGATTGCCATCGACATCGACGCAAAGCAGTTAAAACGGTTGCGTGAGTCGGTCGGTAAAGCAAAAAAGAAATTCGGGCGAGAACTGGCAGCGGCAATCAACGCGGCTGCGAAGAAAACAAAACTGGACATCGGGCGAGACGTTCGAAGCGTCATCGCCATCAAGAAAAAAGAGTCTGAAGCCCCGCTGAAGATTCACGCGAAAGCCACAGCGGACCAGCCAAAGACAACTGTCAGCATCGCAAAAACCAGACGACTCGGGCTCAGGCACTTCGGGGCACGTCAGGACAAACGCGGCGTATCGTTCAAGATTTCAAAACAGGGCGGACGGAATCGAGTCGACGGAGCATTCCAAGGCCCGAAACCCGGTGTGATGAATACCAAATGGAAAGGCAATGCGTTCCGCAGGGTCGGAAAAGAACGTCTGCCAATCATTCATATCCGAGGGGTGTCAGCATTTGGGGCATACGTGAAAAACAAGTTCACAAAGCCGCAAATCAAGCGAATCAATGACGAGCTGCGAAAGCAGATGGAACGACGAATTAAACTGAACATTCTGCGAGCTGAAGGGCTCGTGTCGAAATAGGAGCCAAGCATGAGCGGACTTTTGAGACGTCGTCGCGTATTCGCTGCCAAAGTCGAAACGACTGTCGGAACAGCAGAATCACTCACTGGATCTGAAGCCGCATTTAACGCGGAAGATTTTACCATTCAGCCGAATATCGCTGTCACCCGACGACAGGGGCAAGGTGGATTCAATTATCTGCCGGGGATTCCTGAAGGAATGCAGGGCACATGCACGGTTCGTTTCGGCATGTCGTACAACGGCACGACGCTGCCGACATGGGCATCAGTGCTTCTGCCAGCGTGCGGATGGGTCGCCACTTCGCTTGTGTTGTCTCCAGTCACAGAACGCCCAGGCGGATCTGGAGGCGTAAAAACAATCACGATCGGCGAATACAAGGACGGAAAGTTGTCAGTGTTGTCCGGTGCGATGGGAACGTGGAAGATTATCGCGGAAACCGGCAAACAGGCGATGATTGAATTCACGTTCACGGGCAAGTATTCAACTAACGAAACGGACATCGCAATCCTCGCTCCAACGTATCCGACCGTACTTCCTCTGCGTGTTGCTCAAGGGGCGTTGACGTGGAACTCAGTTGCACTGTGTACGGCATCAGTTGAGATCGATTCCGGCAACACAGTGACGATGCGAGAGTGCGTCAATGCGAGTGATCGCAGCGGCTACATTTCCGCAATTGTTACAGATCGGGCTCCGGTCATCACGGCGAATCCCGAATCTGCATTGGTAGCCACACAGGACCGTGACGCGCTTTGGCTGACCAGTTCAGCACAGGCGTTCTCGATGCAGATTGGAGCAACCGGGAATTCCATCACGATCGCAGCTCCGAAGGCTCAGTTAGAAAACAAGCAGCAAGGCGACCGCAACGGAATCATGTCGGACGATTTGACTTGGCTGTGTACTGCGGGCAGTTCCGCAGATACTGAACTCACTATTACTTTTGATTGATTTATATGCCTCGAAGTCTTGACCCTTCATCGAAGCTCACAATGGTTCTGGCCTGCGACGTCGACAAGACTCCGCAGCCGAAGATTTTTGCGAAAACGCCGACTCTCAACCAGCAGCGAAAGTTGGTCGCACTGTTGCAAGGCTTGGGCGGTGGTGACATCGCGGCGAGCATGGACGCACTATTAGACGCGGCGGCGATGTGTCTAACTGGCTGGGAGAATATTCCGGTCGAATTCAGCCGCGAAACAATTGGAGATGTTTTGACGCTTGATGAGCTGGTTGAAGTGTTCACGTTCTTAGCGGCGTCCACGTCAGCAACACCAGACGATAAAAAAAAATCAGAGTCGCAGCCCTTGTGCGATGTGGTGAACTCTGCAAGTCCTGCGTTGGTCGTTGTCGCGACATTGTAACACCAGAGCAGCCAGCGGAAATTGAGTGTCCAGAATGTGGTGGTGACGACAAAGACTGCAAGCACTGCGAAGAAGGATGGTTCAAAGTTGATCGCTGCCCAATGAAATTCATTGGGCCGGAACTAAACAGTGATATTCAGATCGTGACAGCCAGTGAGCACCATTTGCCAGTGACTGGCGGAATCCTCGATCAGTCGGCGTGGTGGTTCGAGCTGAGAAGCATTTTGCGAAGCGAAGAATACCGAATCGAAAGCGAACGAGACAAAAGGCGGAACCTGTGAGCAACGGCATTGATTTTGTCATCGGCGGAAAGAATCAGGCACAGCCTGCAATGTCCGCTGTCGAAAAATCGCTCCAGCGTCTCGAACAAAAGACGGACTCGGTCAGCAAGTCCACGCAACGACTGGCAGCTATCACGGGAACACTCACGGCCGTTTACGCAGCGGTCAAAACCGCGATGGCGGCACTGGGTGGAATCAATCGCATCAACGCGGCCTATGATGCACAAACAGAGTCAGTGAAGAAACTGAACTCCGCTCTGCAGATTCGCGGAGACGCAGATGCGACGTCAAAAATGCAGGATGTCGCCAAGTCCATCGAGAAGATGACCGGCGTATCCGACAATGCAGCCCTTGCGTTAATGCAGCAAGCGTCGGGAATGGGATTCGCTACGGGCAAGATGGACGATGCAGCCAAGGCCGCTATTGGACTTGGCGCGGCAATGGGCAAAGACGCGGCGTCTGCTATGGGCGATCTAAAATCAGCCCTTGAAGGCAACTTTGACGCATTTGCGGCGGTCAATCCGCAGATCATGTACATGCGGACGAATCAGGAACGACTCGCGGCCGTTATGGCAATCGCCAATCAGGGACTGGCACAGCAAGCGGCGGACATGACGACGGTGGCAGGTTCTGGCCGTCGTGCTGACTCCGCAATGTCAACGCTCATGGAATCGATCGGTAAAATCATTGCCCCGATTCGAGTGCTGATCAATGCGGGACTCCAGCAGTTGGCAACGTCACTGGATTCGCTGCTCGTTCCGGCTGTCGAGTTCGCCACAAGGATTCTTGAAAACATTGGTCCGATTATGGACTACGTGAAAGAAAAGGTCGTTCAGGCCATCAATGTGATTGTCGGTGCGTTCACGTTTATGGAGGTTATCGTCACGAATCTGGGCAGCGTTTGGGAGATTGCAAAAGCGGCGGCTGAACTGGCAATGATTACTATTTCAGAAGTGATCATGCACGCATTCACGCAGACCATTCCGGCTTATGTCGTGTGGTTCGGTGAAAACTTCATCAACCTGATACGCGACGCATTTAACGGCGTCATCACGATTATAACGAACGCTGGGCGAATCATTGGCGAAACGGTTTACCAGATTTTTGCGTTCATAGCGTCCGGCGGTGAAGGCGGCATCGAAGGACTGATGGCAGGGCTGGGAGAAGCGGCGAGCATTAGCCTGCTTGACGGTTTTCAGTCGCAACTGACGTCACTTCCGGAGATTGCAGCCCGACAATTGACGGAACGCGAAAAGGATCTCGCTGAAAAGATTGGTGCAGTTGGTGGGCGTCTCGGTGAAGAGTTTTCGAACAAAATGCGTGACAGAATGCTGGGCGTCGGCTCAACACTGTCCACTGAAGTGCAAAACGCGGCAAGCAGCATCGATTTGAAGATGAGGCCGTCAGTGTTGACTCAAGGAACTGCAGTCACAGAGGGGCGATTGCTCACACGCGGTCCGGGAATGCGGCTACCCGATCAAATGCAGGAAATCATTCGACTGCTTAAAGATCCGCCACCACCGAAACCGCCAAAGGCGAAAATTCTCGTTCAGTTGGATCGAGATCAGATGAAGGTGTGGGACGACGTACGTCAGAACACTGCCAACACAATGCAGATGGAGGCAATTGTCTAATGGCCGTCATCGACGCGACAAAAATGTGGAGCCGGGAAGGAGGCAGCGGCACGTCGGAAAAGTACGACGCATTCCCGACAATCTACAGCCATTCCGAAGCGTATTTCGTCACACACGCCGTGGACGATAATGCCGAAACGATCAAGGAAACCGCGTTGCTTCCGGCGTACGGATCACGGCACGTTTCGGGTGTCGATTCGTTTTTGAAAACTAAAACAACTGAGTCTGTCGGGCCAATTTCGTCAATCGTCACGCTGCAATACGAAGGCAAACGATTTGATGCAACGGTTGAGATTGAGTGGTCGGACTCGACATCAACGGAACCAATCGATCGTGATTACGACGGGGAGGCAATCGTCACCGCGTGCAAAGAGCAGGTCGAAGGGCTGACGATGGAAATATCGGATCCGGTTGCGGTGATTCGCCGGAAGTTTTTCACGTTCAATGCGTATGCTCTTGCGGCATATCGTCACGCCACAAACTCAGACACATTCCTTGGATGGCCACCCGGCACGGCACGCATCGTTGGCTACTCGGCCAAGAATCAATTTAAGTACGGTTTGCCATTGGAGCAATGGGACGTGACCGCACGCATTCAGTTCCGCTTACCGCTGATGGGGGCGACATCAGCTCAGGCGTGGTACAAGCGATGGCGGCATGAAGGGCTTCTGATTAACGGGTCAGCAACTCCAGACACGACTGTTGTACCGGTGCGGGCGAGAGACCTGAACGG